GAAGTGGCGAATTAGTTACAACTGCAATCTACCGTGATCCTTCTTCTTGGTATCACATTGTTTTATTTGTTGATACTACACAAGCAACTGCAAGCAATAGAATAAAATACTATGTAAACGGCGTTCAAGTTACAGTATTTTCAACGACAAATTATCCTTCACAAAACGCTGATTTACAAGTAAACGCATCTGTATCACACACAATTGGTGGGTATACGTCTCTTTACTTTGATGGCTACCTAGCCGAAGTCAATTTCATTGATGGTCAAGCCCTCACCCCATCATCATTTGGCTCAACCAACGCACTCACAGGCGTATGGCAACCCGCACCCTACACAGGCACATACGGCACAAACGGGTTCTACCTAAAGTTTACCGATAACTCTACCGCTGCGGCATTGGGTACGGACTTTTCTGGTAACAGCAACACATGGACGGTCAACAACATCAGCGTGACTGCGGGTGTAACGTATGACTCCATGACAGATGTGCCTACGCTTACGAGTGCTACGGCGGCGAATTATGCTGTGTTGAATCCGTTAGACAAAGATTCTGCTGTTACCATATTAAACGGCAATATAGATGTATCAACTACATCTGCAAGTTTAGGTCAAGTTCGCTCTAGTTTTGGCATGAGTTCTGGAAAATGGTATTGGGAATTTACTTGTGGATCAGGCGGAAACCAAGACCTTGCGGGTATTGTTAAACCAAATGCAGCACTTGCTAATTACGTTGGCGCAGATGCAAACGGTTGGGGGTATTACGGAAATAATGGTCAAAAGTATAATAACGGAAGCGGTGCAGCTTACGGGGCATCGTACACATTAAACGATGTTATAGGTGTTGCTTTTGACGCTGATGCAGGGACATTGGTCTTTTATAAAAACAATACAAGTCAAGGCACAGCATTTTCGGGTTTGACATCAGGCCCATATTTTGCGGCGCACTCTGACGGTTCGGCTGGAGCAACCACTTACGCATATTACAACTTCGGTCAACGCCCATTCGCCTACACGCCCCCAACAGGCTTTGTTGCGCTCAATACGTTTAACTTGCCAGCGTCTACTATCGTCAAGGGCAATACGGTGATGGATGCTACGCTGTGGACAGGCGATGGTACAAGCCCTAAATCTCAAACAAATGCCGCTGGATTTCAACCTGACTTGGTTTGGATTAAAAACAGAAGCGTTGCGTACTCGCATAACTTATTTGACTCTGTAAGAGGAGCAGGAGCGGCTCGTAGCTTACAATCAAACACTACAAATACTGAAGCAACAAACGCGCCTAACACAGCGTTGTATGGATACTTGTCTGCTTTTAACTCAAATGGATTTAGTACAATAAATGGCACAGATCCAACAGCTCCCTCTATTTGGGTAAACCAATCAAGTCAAGCCTTCGTTGCTTGGCAATGGAGAGCAGGCGGCGCAGCAGTAACTAACACAGCAGGATCAATCAGCGCACAGGTAAGCGCAAACCCTACGGCTGGATTTAGTGTGGTGACGTACACGGGTACTGGGTCAGCGGCTACGATTGGTCATGGATTAGGTGTTGCGCCTAAGATGATAATTGCAAAAAGTAGAAACAATACAGGCGGTGACTCTGGTATTTGGGTTGTGTATCACGCATCATTAACGTCTGCGTCTTACTTTTTGTATCTCAATCAGACCAATGCAGAAACTTTAGCAACCACAGTATGGAACGCAACTGCTCCAACATCTTCTGTTTTTAGTGTAGGAATTGCTTCTGGGAGTGGCACAGCGTCTGATCATGTCGCCTACTGCTTCGCCGATATTGACGGTTTCAGCAGGTTTGGGTCTTACACAGGTAATGGATCGGCTGATGGGAGGTTTGTGTACCTTGGATTTAGACCAAAATACATTTTTATAAAGCGCACAGACACAGCGGGGTTTCCGTGGTGGGTTTTAGACACAGCTCGAAATCCATACAATGCAGCAGATTTAGGCTTATACACAAATACATCTGACAGTGAAAGCTCCGCGGGATTTCCATATACAACATTAGATTTTGTTTCTAATGGTATAAAACTTAGAAATACGGCGGGTGGAATTAACGCTTCTGGCGGCACATACATATACGCTGCATTTGCCGAAAACCCCTTCAAAAACGCACTTGCGAGATAATTATGTTTGCAATCATTAAAGACAACGCTTTTGAACGGTTTTTGCCTGAAGGTATTGCTTTCAAAATCGGCAATACCGTGTACGCACAGGACTGGCTCAATCTGTCTACCCCTGCTGAGAAAGCAGCGTTAGGTATTGTGGATGTTATCTACGGCGAGCGTCCTGATGACAAGTATTATTGGGTAACAGAACTACCTCCCGTGTACGCTGATGGTGTGGTAACGATTGGCTACACATCTACACCTAAAGACCTAGCAGGGTGCATAAAACAAGCTGTAGACGCAATAAACGTACAAGCCTATAGCATTCTATTGCCAACCGATTGGATGGCTGTAAAGGCGTTTGAAACAGGCTCTGTTGTGGCAGAGGATTGGGCTGCGTGGCGTCAAGAGATTCGTACCCAAGCTGCACAGGCTATTGCAGGCATTGAGGCTTGTGCTGATGTTGAGGCGTTAGCTGCGCTCCCATCGGTAGAATGGGCAAATGATCCTAATTGGGTAGAGCCAATTACGGAGGCTGTGGAGTGAGCCATTTAAATTTGTGTATTTATTATTTGCTAGGGTAAATCATGTCATTAACTGTTGAAGGCACTGATTACATAAGGGTTCCTGTCGGAACAACGGCACAGCGTCCTGTTATTCCTTCTGCGGGTATGATTCGTCAAAACTCAACTACCGGATTGCCTGAGTGGTACAACCCTGCAACAGGATTGTGGGTATCTTTCAGTAGCACACCATAATAGGTCAATTATGCCATTAGACGTTCAAGGTACAGATTTTCTTAAAATTCCAGTAGGCACAACGGCTCAGCGTCCTGCTAGTCCTACGTCTGGAATGATGCGCTTTAACACCACTACTGGACTGCCTGAATGGTATGACTCTGTTTCAGGTTTTTGGATTGCTTTTAACAGCGTTCCATCATATTCACTTGACTACCTTATTGTGGCTGGTGGAGGTAGTGGTGGTTCAGCCTCATACGGGCTATTTGGAGGCGCAGGCCCCGGCGGTGGTGGAGCGGGTGGTTTTGTTACCTCCACAGGACTAACTGTTACTTCTGGAACTTCGTACACAATTACAATTGGTGCTGGCGGCGCTGCGGCAGGTGTTGGGGCTTCAAGTGCTTACATCAACGGGAACCCGGGGAATAATTCAGTAATTTCTACTGTTGCAACTGCAATCGGCGGCGGTTTTGGATCGGCAACATCAACAGGCGGTTCGGGAGGTTCAGGCGGCGGTGCCGGTTTTTCTACAACAGTAGGTGGTTCTGGTACTGCTGGTCAAGGAAATACTGGCGGCGGCGGTATTGGCAGTAGTAATGTTCCTTTTTTTGGTGGATCCGGTGGCGGCGCGGGTGCGTCAGGAGCAGCTAATGCGGCTGGAGGCGCTGGATTATCTTCATCATTTTCTGGCTCATCTGTTTTTTACGCTGGCGGTGGTGGAACAACTGATTACGGTGGTACCGTAAATGCAGGCGGTAATGGCGGAGGCGGGGCTGGAGGTGTAACTGGCACGGCAGGGACAGCAAATAGGGGCGGAGGTGGTGGCGGAGCTGCTAATGGAGCTTCTGGCGCAGGTGGTTCGGGTATTGTCATTATTCGTTACCTTGGCTCACAACGTGGCACTGGCGGCACAATTACATCAAGCGGTGGGTACACAATCCATACATTCACCACTAGCGGTACGTTTACATCATAATTTTGAGGTTAAATATGGCACATTTTGCAAGAGTAGTTGACGGTAAAGTTACAGAAGTTATTGTTGCGGAACAAGATTTTGCCGATACTTTGCCCGGTCAATGGATACAGACTAGCTACAACACCTACGGCAATCAGCACCCTGAAAGCCGTCCTTTGCGTGGAAACTTTGCTGGCATTGGCTATACCTACGATGCGGTAAATGACGTGTTTATCCCACCGCAACCATTTCCGTCATGGTTGCTAACAAGCTCTTGGTTATGGAAAGCACCGGTGTTAATGCCAACAGACGGTAAAAGGTATGGCTGGGATGAAGCTACAACGTCATGGGTAGAGTTACCCATAACAGAAGAATGAACTAAAATGCTAAAAACGCTGGTCGTTTAAACAAGGATCTATTATGCCAAGTACCTACTCACCATCCCTTAGAATCGAACTTATCGGTGAGGGAGAGCAAGACGGAATCTGGGGTCAGACTACCAATAACAACCTTGGTGAACTGATTGAGCAAGCTATTGCTGGCATTACTACCGTAGACGTAACTGCTGCGAACGTAACCCTGACATCCTTTAACGGTACAGTTGACGAAGCGCGAAGCGCGATACTTGTGGTGACTGGCTCAAACGCCGTTGCCCGAGAGGTTACAATTCCCAATGAGCCTAAGACATACATTGTCACCAACAACACGAGCCAAACGGTTGGAATTAAGACCTCTGGTGGCACAGCTTTTTCATGCGCAACCGGTACACAAACTACCTTGTACTGTGACGGAAGTAACGGTGTCTTTGGTGCGAGTATTGTTTTAACTCCTCCCACGTATGAAACGCTTGTAAACCCTCTAATAACTGGTATCCGCGAAACAGCTACGGTATCTGCAACGGCTGCAACAGGCACGATTAACTTTGATACGCTTACCCAAGCGGTCTTGTACTACACCTCAAACGCATCAGGTAACTGGACTGTCAACGTGCGAGGCAATAGCGGTACAACCTTAAACAGCCTGATGGCTACAGGTCAATCGTTTAGCATCACGTTTTTAGTTACCCAAGGCGGCACGGCCTATTACAACAGCGCTTTTACTGTGGATGGCTCAGCAGTAACTCCAAAGTGGCAAGGTGGTACAGCCCCAACGTCTGGTAATACAAGCGGTATCGACGTCTACACATACGCTATTGTTAAGACAGCCAGTGCGACATTTACTGTGTTTGCCTCACAAACCAAGTTTGCTTAAAGGACGACCATGCCTCGTCTATCTAGGATTGGAGCTGCTGCTACAGGAGCGTTTGGCTTTACCGCCCTGACCAACTATTTTATTGACTACCTTGTCATTGCTGGAGGCGGTGGTGGTGGAAACGGTGGTGGTGGCGCTGGTGGCTATTTAACAAGCACAGTTGAAATTAGTGGCGGTCGAGCATTTACAGTTACGGTCGGCGCTGGTGGTGCGGTTACTACTCAAGGTGCAAGCTCACTTATTTCTTCTATTGCTACAGCCACAGGCGGCGGTGCAGGTGCTGGATTAAATGCAATTGGTGGCACAGGTGGCTCTGGTGGCGGTGGATCGTATGACACAAGCTCTGGCAACCCTCGTGCTGGTGGTTCTGGTACTGGCGGTCAAGGTACAAGTGGTGGCTTTGGTTACTCCTCGCCAAATGAAGGCGGTGGTGGTGGCGGTGCTGGTGCGGGTGGAGACAACGGAAACTCTGGTGGTGCGGGTGGCGTAGGCTTACAGTCATCAATAAACGGAACTTCAACCTATCGTGCAGGTGGCGGTGGCGGCGGGAATAACAACACACTAAATCAAGGTTCTGGCGGGGCTGGTGGTCTCGGCGGTGGTGGTAATGCGGGGCCGTTACCCGGAGACAACGGCTCACCCGGTACAGCTAATACTGGTGGTGGCGGTGGTGGTGCAAACACTAACTTTGCTTCTGCTGCGGCTGGCGGCTCTGGTATTGTTATTCTTCGTTACCTTGGCGCACAGCGCGGTACGGGCGGTACGGTGACTTCTTCCGGCGGCTACACAATCCATACCTTTACAACCTCTGGAACGTACACAGCATAATATGGCAACCACTAGAAAACCCGCTGTTAAAGCGCCTGCAAAAGTTGCAGCAAAACGCGCACCTGTCACACGAGCTAAACCCGCCGTTAAGCAGAATATGATGGACGCAATATTAGACCTTATTAAGTGGGTAGATAACCCGTTCAAGCTCGTTTCAGTAATCCTGCTGTCTACCATTTTTTTCTTGGGCTATCTGACTTGGGACAGCCGACAGGTCATTCTGGCAGCAATAAGTAGCAACAGCACCATGCCGCAACTCAAGACGCATGACGAGCTTTTGCCTATTGCGAAAGGATTGATTAAGGATGTCAACGCCGTTGGGTTAGTGGTAAACAAAGTCAATTTAGCCACCAACAGCCGCACCACTATCCTAGCTATTGCCAATGGTGAACGCAATCACAAGCTAGAAGGCATCACGGTATCGTTGTTTAATGAGTCACCCGCCCGAAATGCTGACGTTGTTTCTATGCTCAATAACGAGATTGCCTGCAAGCCGTTCGAGTCCTCTAGTCCTGTGGGTGAGTGGGCTAAGTCACAAGGTGTGACGTATATGTGCCGTGGGTCAATACCGAATGAAATGGGCAAATTTGCAGGATATGTTGCTGTAGGATTCAAAGCAGAGCCACGGGACTTAACATCCGTTAAGACTCGAATCATTCTAGCTGCTACGGAGATGGACAAATGAAAGCAAAATGGGAAGCACTCAAGGCTTGGTGTGATGCCAAGTGGACAGCAATTAAAATCCGTTTTTCAGGCGTGAGGTTCTAACATGATCCCCATTCTCGACATCTTAAATATTGGGTCAAAACTTGTTGATAAGTTCTTTCCCGATCCAGAGCAGAAAGCTAAGGCGCAGCTTGAGCTTTTAAAGATGCAGCAAGATGGTGAGCTGCAAAAGATTCAGGCTACCATACAGGAACAGCAAGAACTAACCAAGCGTCATACGGCGGATATGGCTTCCGACTCATGGCTCTCTAAGAACATCCGTCCGTTAATGCTGATCTGTTTGTTTTCTGCTTATACCGTGTTCTCTGTTGCCTCGGTGTTTGATTTTGAAGCAAAAACCGCCTATGTAGAGCTGCTAGGGCAATGGGGGATGCTAGCTTTTGGATTTTATTTCGGGTCACGAGGCGCTGAGAAAATCGCCGAAACCATGACAAAAGGGAAAGAAAATGGCGGCAAGTAATTGGCAGAAAGCGTTTGAGCAGATGCTTGAATCTGAAGGCGGCTATGTGAATCACCCGTCCGACCCGGGTGGCATGACCAACCTTGGTGTGACCAAACGTGTCTGGGAAGAGTGGGTTGGGCGTGAGTCCAACGAGAAAGAGATGCGTAGCCTAACACCTGAAATGGTTGCTCCGCTGTATAAACGTAAATTTTGGGATGCTTGCCATTGTGATCTTTTACCTAGTGGTGTTGACTATCTGGTGTTTGATTTTGCTGTGAACGCTGGCCCCGGACGCTCTGCCAAGATCCTGCAAACTGCTGTCGGTGTGCCTGCTGACGGTGGTATTGGCCCGATTACGATTGCTGCTGTCAAAGCACAAGACCCTGCCGAACTAGTCGAAAAGTTCAGTGATGCCAAAGAAGCTTTCTATCGAAGTTTAAACACCTTTGAAACATTCGGTAAAGGCTGGCTTAATCGCGTAGCTGCCGTTAAAATCAAGGCAAATACGCTGCTAGGATAACCTATGGCAATCCAAAAACTTGCAATCCAGCCCGGAGTATACCGAGAAGGCACTAGCTATAGTGCTGAGGGGAAATGGTTTGATTGCGACAAGATCCGTTTCCGCTCTGGTAATGCCGAAAAGATCGGTGGGTGGATCCGTGCGTCTAACTTTACGTTCGATGGCGTTGCGCGTTCGCTCTGGAACTGGGTTGATCTGTCTGGCACTAACTACTTGGGTGTTGGTACAAACCTTAAGTATTACATTGAGAAGGGCGGCTTTTACTACGATGTCACGCCTATCCGCAAGACCGTTAACCCAATGGCAAACAATCCGTTTGCTACAGCATTCAGCACACTTAACGGCGGCATCAGCGCAACAGACACAACCATTACTTTAACGGCTGCAACAAGCTTCCCTAATAATGGCGGCGTAGTCAAAATTGATTCCGAACAGATTCTGTATAACGGTGTATCAGGGAATACCCTGACCGGTTGTGAGCGTGGGTTTAACGACACTACCGCTGTACTACACCTAACAGGCGCAAACGTAGGCTGCTCAACTATTGCCGTGACCGACACTGCAAACGGCGTGGTTCAGAATGACTATGTAACATTTAGTGGTGCAACTGCGACTGGTGGTATTGCTGCAACTGCTATTAATGCCGAACAGCAAGTATTCCGTATTGCTAACTCTAATAAATACACGTTTAACATTGACGGTGTTTTCTCCACGAGCGCGACTTCTGGCGGTGGTGCGGCTGTAATAGCTGAATACCAAATCAATACTGGTCTTGATGTTTATGTGATCGGCACGGGATGGGGTGCAGGTACTTGGACTAACCCGCTCAACTTTACTCTTACAAACCCATTTGATACAACCAGCGGCAGCGGCACGATAGTGGTTACTCACACCGCACACGGCTTAACTAATGGGCAGTATGCTAGGTATTCTGGTGCTGTTGCTGTGGGTGGTGTGCCTGCTGCGTTGCTTAACCGTACGTACTCAATTACGTTTATCGGAGCGAATTCTTACTCCATTGCTTTGGGGAACGACGGCTATGGCAACCCCATTACAGCTACTTCTACCGCAAATGGCGGAGGCACAATTACCGCAGCTTACCAAACAGGCACTCGTGGTTGGGGTGAGGCTTCTACCACTACTGGTGTTGGACAGCAATTGCGTTTATGGACTGCGGAAAACTTCGGACAGGATCTGGTACTTGCGCCTCGTAATGGGGCTATCTATTACTGGGAAGACGCAACCGGCGTAACTCAGCGGGCTGAGCTGTTATCTGATCTCTCTACAGCGCAAGGATTTGATGGCGACTTTGTACCAAATCAGACACTTGAAGTTTCCTCTTCCTCTATTCAGCGTTTTATTATCGCTTTTGGCGCAAACTCATACGATCCCGGCGATCCAGATACTCCTTTTAATCCGATGCTTGTACGTTGGTCGGATCAAGAAAACCCTTTTGAATGGGTTCCTGCCATTACAAACCAATCGGGTGAGTTCCCCCTTTCGCACGGCTCGTCAATTATTTCGTACATCAATACTCGCCAAGAGATTCTGATCTGGACTGACTCGGCGCTTTATTCTATGCAGTACTTAGGGCCACCGTATGTGTGGGGCTTTAACATCTTGATGGATAACATCTCCGTCATATCCCCGAACTCAATGATTACCGTGAGTAACGTGACCTACTGGATGGGCGATGGTAAGTTCTATCAATACACCGGTCGTGTTGAAACACTGTTCTGCTCTTTGCGCCAGTACATCTTTAATGATTTAAACAAGGATCAAGCGTTCCAAATCTTTGCAGGCGCAAACGAAGCGTACAACGAGGTGTGGTGGTTCTACTGCTCGAATGGCTCGAACGTAGTAGATAAGTACGTGATCTATAACTACTTAGAAAACGTCTGGTACTACGGCGCGTTAGGTAGAACAGCATGGCTTGATTCCGGTTTACGTCAATTCCCACAGGCTGCTGACTATAACCATCGTGTTTTGTTCCACGAAGCCAACGTAGATGACGTATCAGGGTTAACCCCAGTACCTATTAATGCGTACATTCAGTCTGCCGACTTTGATATTGGTGACGGGGATCGTTTTGCGTTTATCTGGCGCATACTGCCAGACATTAACTTTAACGGCTCAAACGTAGATCAACCTTCCGTGACTATGACGATTAAACCCCGTCGTAATGCTGGTGCGCCATACAGCCCTGCGGATACACCTGAAGTCCAGAGTGATAACAACTATAGCCTGACTCGTTCGTACAACATTCAAGAGTTTGACGGGCAGGTCTATACAAGGCTGCGTGGTCGCCAGATGGCTCTGCGTATTGAATCCAATGCACTAGGCGTGGCATGGCAGCTTGGTAGTGTTCGTGCAGACATTAAACCTGACGGCAGGCGCTGATGGCTAAGGTTACTTTACGCCCAAGTAAGGCACCGAACCTACCGCTTGCACCGGCAGTGTATGACACGCGCCAACAAGAGCAGTTGACCAACGCGCTACGCCTGTACTTTGCACAGATTGATAACGACTGGCAAGCTATACTTGGTGAGGACGGCAGTCAATACTTGCAAACTCCACACATTGCTGCTTCAGCCAATGCGGATCAGATTGCATCGGGGAATGATGTTCCAACTTTAGTTGCTTTTGATGCCGTAGAATCCATTAGCGGGTTTACTCTAGATCCGGGTGGCTATGCTGTTGCAGGCCACGACGGGGTTTATAAGATTGATTACAGCTTGCAACTCGCCAATACTGATAACGCATCCCATGATGTTTTTGTATGGCTGCAAACCAATGGAATTTTAGTCCCCAAATCATCTAGCCGATTTACAATTCCAGCGCGTAAAAGCGCGAGTGTGTTTGGGTTTGTTGTTGCGTACTCGTCAATTGAGTTTGAGATTAGCAAAGACGACGAAATTCGTTTGTGGTGGGCGACCGAAAAGGCCTATAACCCAGTCGGCCCTGTAAACGGTGTTTATATGGAAAACATAGCTGCTCAGGCTTCACCTTACGCTAGACCTTCTAACCCTTCCGCAGTTGGTAGCATAAATTTTGTTTCTAGGCTACCTGCATGATAATATTAACTAATTTCCAAAGCGAGTGATAATATGATCCCTATCGTAGCTGGTTTACTCATGGGCGCTGCAATGGGTGGCGGTATCGCTGCTTTGCAGAAGAAAGATATCCTTCAAGGTGCCTTAATGGGTGCCGCTGGCGGAGCGCTAGGTGGGGCTTTTATGCCTGCTGCTGGTGGTATTGCGGGGGCAACTCAAGGCGCAGTAACCGAAGGTGCAACTTCAGCTTTAACAAATGCGGCATCTCAAACAACCGCGCAGGGGCTTCCGGCTTTAGGTACAGAGTTTGGTGTTCAAGGGGCTATGGCTGGGGGAGCGCCTCTTCCCGGTGCTAGTTCAGGCATTTTTGGTGGTTCAGGTGGGATTGGTAACTTCCTCTCACAAAACAAATACGCACTAGCAGGTGGAGCCGTTGGCGGTATGATGGCACCGGGTGAAAAACCGCCAAGCCCAGAGCAAGGCAATATCTATACAACTCAATTCTCGCAGGATAAAAATCCTAACTTTGGCGCACGGGGCGAAAGTTACTTTACCAATCAAGCATATGCACCCGGCACTATTACTCCTGTTGAAGATTACAAACCTACTCAGTTTGCTGCTAATGGTGGCATTATTGCTTTGGCTGAGGGTGGTGGTCTGGAGACGCAACGTTACTCACAACCTGTGCGCCAAATGGCACCTGAAGTTGCTGCATATAACCAGCAGATGATGGCGCGAGCCAACCAACAGTACAACGTAAATCCTCGTCCCGGCCCGATGCAGGTATCTGGTTTTGATGCACCTGTACAAACCCCCGCAGCCCCTGTTGCAGAAGCTGCAAAACCTAAAGACTACATTGACGAATACTACCAACAAATGCTTGGGCGTAATGCTGATCCAACAGGTCGCGGATTAATTGAAAATGCAATTAAAAATGATCGTGGGTATGATCCCGCCAGAGATATTGCAGAAACTATCAGAAGCTCTGAAGAGTTTAAACTCTCAGGTAAAAATGAAAATCCTACAGGCATCGAAATAGGCAAGGTGTATTCTGCTGGCGCACCTGCTGCGGCT